TTGGTGTTGTAAGTTCATTCACCACATAAACACCAATAACACCATTTCCTTCTTCTTGCGCAGTGTAAGCAGTAGTGCTATACATTTGCGTAACAGAATCAGTCCCTGGTTTATGGTGATCCAAAAGCGTTACAGACTGCCCGTTGCCGATCTCGATTGTAAAATCTTGTGTGTCGGCAATATCGACAACTTGCAGATAATTTGTGTTGTACTCATTCGAATCTAAAAAGTTAGGATCATAAACAATCTTAATCCTCCCTTTATGGAACGAAGAGCAAACAACCTGAAAACGAAATCTCATACTTCCAGTCCAATACTTAAAAGGCAAAGCTGCCACAGCACAAGCCGGAAAATGAAAACTCCTGGGCGGTCCTGCATTCTCAGCCCATGTTACTGGGTCGATTCGCGCATTCCACAATAAAGTCTCCGGAGTCGTCCCAATTTCCCAAGAAAACTTGGTCAAATAGGATTCCCTCTTAGCTATCTCCTTAATTGATAAAGGATCAGCATCTCCCAAACCAACAACACGTGGATCGATTGTTAACTCTTGTTTATCATCAACAGATAATTTTAGAGCAGTATCGGGCACGTTTGTTGCAGCCAATAATGAAATTGGTGATGGACGATAAGGGTCCGGATTTTTCGTTACAGGTGGTCTACAATAGCCAAATGATTTAGCGATATTGGATACAGTATTAGCTGCAGCCGCAGTTGCTAAAGCATAAGGTCGTATTGCAGGTATTGCAGCTAGGGCATTGGATACCTTAGCCACAGCCGAAGCAGGCTTGGAAATCATTCCTTTAGTATTAGCCTCTTCGACTTCCCCGGATTCTTTACCTGATTGAGCAGTCAAAGTTGCGGGGTTCTCCGACGTTAGCACCGACATGCTTACGTCAGAAGCCCAAGCAAACACTGATACTGTGACCTGGTCACTAGCACCATTAGCGTGCTTGAGCGTGTTCAATGATCGAAAGTATAGTCTACCCATCAATTCCCAGTCAGCGCTGGTAATATTAAGATAGTTTTCGAACCAAAAGAACGGCAACTCCATTTCACCACCAGTAGAAGTGGTTGGATCTAAAAAGATCTTTGGAAGCTGCGAAGTCTGCACCAAATCTTCGGATACAAGGGCCGCGAAACTAGACAAATTGTCAAAATTATCGATCGGCTGGTAAGCACAAATTGCTCTACCATACTGGAAACCATTACCGTTAATAACTACTTTAACATTGAGCTTAGCTCTCAAAAGATTGTAATTAGCGATACGGTTAATAACCCTAGCATTATTAAAATATAATCCCCACGGATCAATGTCAAAAGCTAAAGTTGTTCCAGTACCCCATTCTTCTTCATGAATTTTAATGGGCCTACTAAAGAAATTATCGAGCGTAGCATCATTACTATCTTGTAATTTTCTAGTTGGATCAATATTATTGTCCAACTTCGTAATGTATGCAGGCATTTGGTCACGAAACTGAACATTTTCATACCCAGATTTCGTAGCCATCTTCATAACTTGCGTATCATTAACTATTCCCGATTGTCTCTCAAAATCCACACCGCATGTGGACAACTCATCTAGCACATCAATAGCTAGTTTGAGTTCCTCACAAAATTTGCTTTGTGGAGAAGTTGGTGTGGACAAAACCCTATCCGGGGTGTTGCGCACAGTTGATGCATTTTGCCCAAAGGCAATATCTGCTTCAGCATCTTGGCAGATTTCTATCAAACATTTATAAGTACAGTTTTGTCCAATTGGCTTTATTTAAACCCATCATGCGCTCCAATTATACGCAAGTGGGGTGTGCCTTAAGTGATTAGAACCCGACATGGTAATTCACTATAACGCGTGCAAAGCCTATGAATATGCAACAAGAACACAAATTTACATAACACGGTATCCATATACACACATGAATTTTGCTTAGCCTCAGATTTCAAACTGGCACTCGTTTAAGGTCGGAATTGGACCATGCGATCCTAAATATATACAATTGGATCGTCTTGCGAGAGCATAAGTGTCAACTTACTCTGTTGCTTGAAAATGGAATACCACTTCTTGTGATCCCTTTTATTCTTAACAACAAGGTAATTATGATTAGGTGTAACCAAAATACCACAATATGATACATCTGGGCGAACTGCATGTAAAGCTCGAACACTACTTAGAACTTGTTTAAATCCTTTAGCCTTAGCTATTGATTTCTTTGTTTCCTTAATCTCAACGACTAGGACATAACATTCTCCGTGTAGAGTCTTTTCAAACAACATGTCAATATCACCAAATGTTTGATGTGCCATAGGTATATCCCTACCAAGGAGAGCCATTGGAACACTATGAGCAACTTCAGCATACAAATCTCGTGGTTCTTCACCACTTTGTTTACCGAATTTCTCTTCAGCTTTATCCAACTTTTCTCCAAGGTACTTTTCTCGCCACTCAGCAACACACTCATCAAAATCAACATCCAACCTCGTACAAATATGAGCAATGTCACACTGTCGTGCAACTTCACTCAATTCACTCCTCCTTTTCTCATAGACTTCTCGTCCATGATTAAAAAATTCACGCAAGGCAGTGTCGATATTCTGAGCGCATGCTTCTTCTTCCGTCAAAGGAGACTTCTTACCTCTCATAAAACAATGAAGAGACTTGAAAATTGACTTCTCCAAAAGGGAACCCACACTACATCCAATTTCTGGAATGTATTTGTTTGTCCTTTTTAGAAATTCAAAATCCTCTACAGGAAGAAAATCAACCAATTCACTTTCCTTGTCGGGCATAGTATAAACTTGCCCATGTTTTCCAAGAAACTCTGACATACCCTTGATGGTGAACGTATCACAATCTGGGTGCACAGAGCCAACATTATCATCGCCATACGTCATAAAACTGACTGCATCGCGAAATGAATCATGTTTAATCTTAGGATTACTGAAATAGTAAACACGAGCATTCAAACTACCCATGATGCCATTCAGCACTGCTGTAAGGGAATTACCACTAATGTGAGTTCCCTCAGTAAGACCTATCAATGAACCATTAAAAGCAATTTTGGCAAATGCAATATCTGCGCTCATAGCCTCCATAATGGTCAAATCTCGCTCACTATAGCCAGCTTCACGTGCAAAATCAATAAGCACTTTAAGCGCGGCTAATACGAGCTGGGATGGAACTTTTTGATCATATTTTCCGTAATCACCTCCTACAATGCGATTTTCGCCAAATTTGGTGACACTTGAATACAATTCTTTCCATTCCGGTCCAAAACAGTTGACACCAACAGCACATTCCGATTTAATCGGATGCAACTGTAGTATCCTAATCAATGGAAGAAAATACCTCCTAATCATAAAGGTTAGCGTCAAAGGATTTCCGTAAAAGATTCGGCATTTATCTTTACTCAAAATCTCATCCTTGACACACCCTTTAATAATAGGATGGCATCTTTCCCCATTGGCATATCGTTCTTCGCACTGAGCAACATGCTCAAGTACGAATTCATCGAATTCTACGCCATCTGGGTAATCTTCATGTTCAATTGGAGAGACGATTTCACTCTTGGGTCCTGATAATGGAAATCCCTTAGAAGTAGACATATTGATTGAATCAATAAACTAAACTCCTGGGATACCATTTGTATTTTCAATCACTCAATGGCCTAAGAGGGGCATACATCTCATGGTTGCGGAATAATGGCAACAAAGGTGCCTTATAATCTTCCACAGCCCTTGCCAGCAAACTAGGATTAAACATCCTAGCAGGATTCGCAACATTCTGGATACATGTCTGCCACCCATACCAATGGGGCTTAATTTTAGGCCCACGGTATATATTTGGCATTCCACATACATCCATGATAGCTTCACTAATTGGTGTTACTTTCACATCAGAATGTGGTGTAACAAAACCAGGACAGCTACCATAATACTCTACCTGTGAATCTTCAGGCATGTATTGAATCGGATCCTTTTTGTGCATGGGTGCATCAATAACAACGTTAACACCATACACTTGTCGATCGAAGGTTCCATCTTCACCACCAATCAAAACAATCGATTGGGCTTTAAGGAATTGCAAAGCAGCATCGTACTGTGATTTGTACAATGGTGCTGAACAACCTCGCGGTGTACCAGACATACCACCAAGGTGGATACCTGTAATTGATGAAATCCTTCCAGCAGACACTTGAACAGCTCCACATAATCCACCAAATGTGTTCATGGTTAAGTTACGGTAAACTGATCCAATAAAGTCATTCTCGGTTCCATTGCTTGTCAATCTAACTTGTGCCAAGCCCTTTGCTTCGATTAAGACTCCTTCAATATCCCTATACA